TTGAGGATCCTATGTATTCAACCACCATTTACTTATATCAACAAATCATTCGGGTATTATTGATTGACACCAGTGGTGGATACTTTACTGCGAGGTACGACCCAGTGTACGCAAAAACTTTAACCGTTAACAAAGGTGTGGACAACGTTTTGTTGTTTGAATTCATCAACCAAGACCAAAAACCTGTGAACATCACAGGCAGCACATTCCGCTTTAGACTGCTGAACCAAGCAGGTGATAAATTGCTGGTCGAAAAAGACATGACTGTACTCAGTTCCAGTTTGGGACGAGTCAAAGTTGTGCTGGACACAGCAGATACCATTGAAATAGTAGCACAGCCCGGCAGCTACAGCATTGAGCGCACTCAGGGCAATTATGTACAAGCAGCATTCACAGATGACAATGCTGGCGCCAGAGCCGACTGCAACATTGTGGATTCAGTTTTGCCCGAGTTCATGGCCAGTCAACCTGTGTCAATTCCCACAATAAACGGCAAAAACTCATGGCCACAACCTGGGCCAAGTTCATATCCAGACTGGGCACTGAACCCGCAGCCAATATCACGCAATTATCTCACAGAATACTACTCAAGCCATATTGACACCACTGGTGCTAGTTTGACCACAATCAAGTATGACTTGGAACACTACACCGGCACACTCAAAGTGCAGGCCGCCCAGGATTACGAATCTGTTTGGGTAGATGTAACGGAAAGTCGCGAGTACTTTGACGAATCTGGAACCTTTTACATCAATGTTGTGGGCTTTCATCCCCTGTTGCGCCTGGCCATCAACAACAGTCAAGGTTATGGTGCGGCAGCAACTGCCACTGTAGTCAATGGTGTGGTAACTGGTATTGCTGTAAACAATGCTGGTTCGGGTTATATGGCAGCACCTTATGTGCAGATTCTGGGCAATGGTGCTGGTGCCACAGCCGTTGGCACAGCATTTACAGGACCCAGCGGCATTGGTGCAATCAATGTGACCAACGGTGGATCTGGATACCTGCCCTTGAATTTTGGTGGCACCGAAGCACAGGCTGTCACAGTGCTGATCACAACAGGCTACGTTACCAATATCTTTTATCGTTAAGCATTGCGTTTACGTGACAAATCTGTTACAATCAACAGATGCTTGATATCCTTGCTTACCTTCCTGCAAAAAAGAAAACAACACCTTCAGGTTGGTTGAGTTTCAATGCAGTATGCTGTCAACACACTGGTGGCACACCGGACCGGCGAGGACGTGGCGGACTCAAAGCCACTGAGGCGGGCTGGAGTTATCACTGTTTTAATTGTTCATACACCGCCAGTTTTATTTTGGGTCGTACATTAAGTTACAAAGCTCGAAAGCTCTTGGGCTGGATGGGTGTTCCAGAAACAGAAATAGAGATGTTAAATCTGGAAAGTCTGCGGCATCGAAGCATTCATGGTATACTGGAAGATCGACAACAAACATGGAATACCCTAGCAGGCATCACATTTGAAGAACGGGACCTGCCACCGTTTGCTGAATTGTTGATGCCCGAGCATGGACCATATTGGAAGTATGTACGTGCTAGACATGTGCCTGCTGACTTCCCTGCCATGGTACAGATAGAGAATGACGGCGTTCATTGGGTTCGACCTCATGTGGTGATACCTTTTACCCACGACAACAAAATTGTGGGATACACATGTAGATTCTTAGACAACCGGCAGCCCAAGTTTATAAGTGATAGTCAACCAGGATATGTGTTTGGTGTAGACTTGCAACACTCAGACTGGCAGCATGTGATAGTTGTGGAAGGCATATTTGATGCGCTCAGCATTGGTGGTGCGGCTGTGATGCACAACACTGTGTCGGATGCCCAGGCCAGATTGATACGCAGCCTGAGTCGAGAAATAACAGTGGTACCAGATCAAGATCGAGCAGGTGTTGAATTGATTGACCGTGCGCTGGAACTGGGATGGGCAGTGAGCATACCTGAATGGCCTGCGGGTTGCAAGGATGTGAATGATGCTGTGATAAAGATGGGCCGATTAGGTACTCTACTAACTATAATGCAATCAAGAGAAACTAGTAAGATCAAAATAGAACTAAGGAAGAAAGCACTTGTTAAAAGAATACGGACTTGACGTTCAACGTTTATTTTTAGAAATGATGTTGGAAGATGCACAGAGTTATGTGCGTGTTCAGAATATCTACAACCCGCAAAACTTTGATAAAAGTTTGCGAGCCGCGGCTGAGTTCATAAAAGAACACTCAGACAAACACAAAACACTTCCAGACCGCATGCAGATTAGTGCCACCACAGGCATCAAACTGCAAGCAGTACCTGACTTAAACGAAGGCCACTTTGATTGGTTCATGATTGAGTTTGAACAGTTTACCAAGCGTCAAGAACTAGAACGTGCAATTCTCAAGGCAGCAGACATGCTGGAAAAGGGCGACTTTGAGCCTGTGGAGAAACTGATCAAAGATGCAGTACAAATAAGTTTAACCAGAGACATGGGCACAGATTACTTTGCAGATCCAGCGGCTCGTATCAACAAGTATTTCAACTCAGGTGGACAGGTCAGCACAGGGTGGCCACAGCTGGACAGATTGTTGTATGGTGGATTCAGCCGTGGTGAACTCAACATCTTTGCTGGTGGTTCGGGCTCGGGCAAATCACTTGTGATGATGAACATTGCACTGAACTGGTTGCAACAAGGGTTGAGTGGTGTGTACATTACACTGGAACTGAGTGAAGAACTCACAAGTTTGCGAACAGATGCCATGCTTACAAACATGAGCACCAAGGACATTCGCCGGGACATAGACACAACAGAACTCAAGGTCAAATTGGTGGCCAAGAAGTCGGGTAACTATCAAGTCAAAGGCTTGCCGGCACAAAGCAACATAAATGACATACGTGCGTATTTGAAAGAGTACCAAATACAAACAGGCAAGCGTGTGGACTTTGTGATGATTGACTACTTGGACTTGTTGATGCCAGTCTCTGCAAAAGTTTCACCCAATGACTTGTTTGTGAAAGACAAGTATGTGAGTGAAGAACTGCGCAACTTGGCCAAAGAACTTGGTTTCTTGATGGTAACGGCTTCGCAGTTAAACCGATCAGCTGTGGAAGAAATTGAATTTGATCACAGTCACATATCAGGTGGTATATCTAAAATCAACACAGCAGACAACGTGTTTGGTATTTTCACAAGTCGCGCCATGAAAGAGCGTGGCAAGTATCAGATACAGTGTATGAAGTCTCGAAGCTCGACCGGCGTTGGTCAAAAAATTGATTTGGAGTACAACATTGAAACAATGCGCATTACTGACGAAGGCGGAGAAGATGGCGACACTTATTCAAAGAAACCATCTGTATCCATCATGGACTCGATCAAGGCCCGCAGCCAAGTTAGCCCGGCTAGTGATGACGCAAACACACCTCCATGGGACAGTGCGGAACCAGGTAAAATCACAGCAGATGTTCAAAGTGCAAAACTGAAACAGTTGTTGGGAAAAATTAAAACATCATGAATCAAAGTGCAATAGATAATGCAGTGATGCTACGGCCAGATTTACACAGCATTAAAAATTTTTTTGAGCCAGACGCATTAACAGAGTTGCTAACCGGTCTTAGCAAAGAAACAAATTGGGAACTACAAGAAATGCAGGAAACCACGGCCCGCCGCACGTTGATCTGGCAACCTGATGGACCATTAGACAATATGTGGTGCATGTTAAACTCACTGGATTTTTCAAGATTTAAATTTAAATTTAACAATGTTTCTATATGGAAAGACTCGCCAGGGTATTGTATTGAATCGCATGTGGATAATATTAGAGTAAAAGCCGCCATGCAAATATATCTAAGCGAGTTGCCCAAAGAACTTGGCACATGGTTTGAAGAAATAGAAATACCCTATGTGCAGAATTCAGGATACATTATGAATAATCAACATCAACCATGGCATAGAATGAAACATCCAGTACCCGACGGGCATGTTCGATATAGTTTATATGCAAGATTTGATTATGTATAACATACAAGATATTGTCCATCTACATTTAGAAATTTCTAGCAAATGTAATGCTGAATGCCCATTGTGTCCACGTAATTTTTACGGATATCCCTATAATGATGGATATATTGAGCACAACATGAGTTTATCAGAATCTCAACACATTTTTCAACCAAAATTTTTAAAACAGTTAACCGCAATAGTTATTAGTGGCAATTTTGGTGATGCTGTAATGAATCCTGACACTGTTGAGATCATAGAGTATTTTAGTAAATGTTCATCTGCAACAATTTTCATGAGCACTAATGCTGGTGCCAGAGATAAAGAATACTGGCAAAATTTAGCACAATTAGATGTGCAGGTAATTTTTTGTATTGATGGTCTTGAGGATACTCATCATCTATACAGAAAAAACACCCAGTACTCTACGGTGATAAAAAATGCAAAAACTTTCATTGATGCTGGTGGTCATGCTACATGGAAAATGATCAGGTTTGATCATAATCAACATCAATTTGAATCAGCTGAAAAATTAAGTCAACAGCTAGGGTTTCGAGCATTTAAAATTGCCGATGACGGACGCAATCAAGCACCAGTGTTTGACAAACAAAAAAAATTGACACACGTGATTGGTCAACCGGTTAATGTGAATTTTGATAATTTATGGCGCACACGCACCACAGATGAAGTTTTACTGGAAGACATTGTACAAAACGCTAATCCAAAACCAATACAATGCCAAGTAAAAAATGATCGATCCGTGTACGTATCCAGCACTGGGGATGTTTACCCTTGTTGTTTTTTAGGATTTAATCCTAAGTCCTACGGCCACGGAAACTATCATGCTGCCGCTAATGCACAATTTAAACATATGGTTCAAGAAAACAATGCATTGAAGCACAGCTTAGAACATTGTATCAATTGGTTTGATGGTATTGTGCAATCATGGAATCAGCCCACATTTGAACAAGGTAGGCTGGTAATCTGTAATGACAATTGTGGATGTGATTAAGACGCTGTAAACACAGCAGTCCAGGCGGAGACACTATCGGTGTTGATATACATTCTATCACTGGAAGAAGATCCATCAGTACGCATGTACAACGATCCTTTGGCAGCAATCAATGTGGGTGCACCTGACCCAAAGAATATGCCAAAGTCAGTGACACTGGACATTTTATAACCCGCACCTGCGGTACCACCTGCAGGAACAGCAGTACCAGAAAGGATTCTGGCATTGCCCACAGCAGATATCACAGCACCACTCAATATATTGCCACCAGAGATGTTGGCTGCAACTGATATAGTAGTTCCGGTAAACAGTGTGGCATTTACGTTGGCGCCGCCTAGCACATTACCCCCAGTGATGTTGCCAGCTGTGATGATAGCGCCTGCAGCAACAACAAACAAGTTGCCACCGGTGATGTTGGCCGTGGCACTTACCTGTCCTACTGTGGTAATGTTGCCACCAATCACATTACCAGTGGCACTTAATATTGCGCCTTGAACAAGACCCACAGTAAGTATGTTACCACCAGTGATATTACCAGTAGCCACTACCTGAGCACCAGTATTAAGATTACCACCTGTGACGTTGCCCGTGGCAGTTAATAATCCAGCAGTATTGACATTACCACCGGTTACATTACCAGAGGCTGACATTTGTCCAGTTGTGCGCAAGTTGCCACCAGTGACATTGCCTGTTGCGCTGGCAAAACCACCAGTGAGTAAATTGCCACTAGAAATGTTGGCAGTGGTGGTGACATTGGCAATGGTGTTGATGGCACTGAGTACGTTGCCACTCAAACTCAATGTGGCGGAGAGCAAGTTGCCACCTGTGACGTTGCCCGCGGCACTAACCAATCCTGCAGTGCGTATGTTGCCACCAGTGACGTTGCCTGCGGCACTAACCAACCCGCCAGTGAGCAAGTTGCCAGCAGTGACATTGCCCACAAATGTAGAACCGGCAACCACAATGTTGCCCACAATATCACCGGTTACATACAGATTGCCACTAATTCCCACACCACCAGCCACAATCAGTGCACCTGTGCCTGCATTGGTACTCACAGCAGTGTTAGCAATGGTCACTGTGTCAGTGTAATAGTCTAACGGTCTGGTAAAA